TTCGCGGCTTGCTTCTCAGCCTTGACTGCGTCCTTCGCGGCTTGCTTCTCAGCAATGATTGAGTCCTTCACGGCTTGCTTCTCAGCCTTGACTGCGTCCTTCGCGGCTTGCTTCTCGGCCTTGACTGAACGGCGAACGTGCTTCTTCAACGTGGAAATCAACTGCTTTTTAGTCTCTCCGTTCAGGTGAGCCTTAATCACAGCAGATGCCGTCTTGTTGGTGCGCTTGGTGGTAGTGGTGGTAGTAGTAGACATTGTAATCGTTTTGGTTGTTTAATATGAATTAGTTAAAAAATGAAATATAAATCAATTTCGCGAATCTTTACTATATTTTGGGCAAAATCTCGTATGGACCGGGAAAATATATGTGTTCATTACTCTCACTGTGTAAACAAAATGAATTATAATAATCTTTTATATCGTTCTGTGATGCCTTGTAAATGGCATATAATTTATGTTTAGTTTCATATATACTTTCAAGATCCACGCCTATAAGTGCAATATAATATACATTGTCGCTATGTTTATACAACCAATGACTGATTGATTGTCCAGAATGTGCATAATTACATAATTTCATATCACGTTCAAAGAATTCATTTATCTTTATCCTGATACATTCATACGAGTTTATTGAGGGTTGGGGAATTATTGTACCCGAATAATCTGCAATACGACGTACTCCATTCCTAATAATGTCATACATTTGAGCAATATAAATATTATCACCGTGATATTTATTCATTTTTGATACAAAGTTAGATAATACGTTTATTCGTATGCATTTTTAATCAATTTTATATAATAATATATATTATTTTATTGTATATGGAGAACCTACCGAATGAATGTATTAGACATATTCACGATTATGATAACACATACAAGATTTTATTTGAAAAAGTGTTAACCCAATTAAACAATTATTCAAAATGGCATATAATAAAAAAAAACACATATATGGAATCTATCCCTATTCAGTATCACGGCATATTAAATTTAACACAAGAAAGTATAGATGACTATAATTATAGAATAAATGAATCCTTTGCTGCTTTTTTTTTAAAAATCTGCGTATAAATGAAAAAAAAGTTACATTTTTAATTAAAATTCTCTACTGTAATAATACTAATCTACTTCACTTTAACAATAACACTGGTTATTTGCGCTGATTTGTCCATAAGTGGTCTTACTCAATTCACATAGCTGATTGTGAATATTGTTCAACTTATCCTGCATACGCGCACGCTCATTGAAGATGAAATGCTGAACAGCGAGTTCCTTGGTACGAAGGGATTCTTCGAGACGTGCACAACGCTCGATGGCCTGCTCACGAGTGATTTCCTCGTCATTCTCAACACGCACTGGGTTGATATTTTTGCGGAAAACAAAATAAGGCGTTCCGGTGAATTTCTTATTCTGGTAAGGCTCGTCGGTCTTGTTCGACCCGTCTACCTTATGCTCGCCCTTGTGTTCAAGGGCTTGAAGTAGAAATCTACCCTGTTGCTCGCTCATCATATGAAAATGAATAAACGCTGAACGGTAAGTCGAACCATTACGCGCTCGGTTCTTCTTCACATCAATGCGGGAAACAAGACCATACTCCATTGCTTCTTCAATATACCACTGTAAATCCTCAGTGGTATCAATGGTGTGTCCGTCAACCATTACTTCCTCTGGCCACATCTGTAGATACAGACTGGGCATAATTTCTCCCTCCTCAAACTTGATAGGCGTCATTGCGGTGATTGCGGTCATTTTTACGTTATTGCTTTTATTATGAAATATATTAACATTTCATAATGAATCAATTTTTAATAACTTCATTATATTTTTTGACGAACTGTCATCAATAATGTATCGATATTCGGTTTACTACCTCTTATATATAATACTATTTTTGCATCCTTTGTTTCAGTTAACATTTTATTTAAATCTTTATTTTGAGAAAATTTTGCCATTAACGCGGTTTCACGTAATTCATTCGTGTTTACATTATCATCCTCCTTTATTGTATCTTCTCGTAATACTTCTTGTTTATATTTTCCGGTTTTACTTATTGCGTGTTTTGCTATTTCCAAATCTTTCGAGATTTTACTTCCACTATCTAATGCAAATTTATCATAAAAATCAGGAAATCCCTTCTTATATTTGTTTGCATACATATAATGATTTATACTATACCACGTTTTTCCATCCAGTTTAAACTCTTCTGTCCAATCATCACTTAATTTTCTACGCCAATTATTGCAACATTTGTCTTTACTTAATAAATGATAATTTAACATATTATCAGGGTTTATCATTTCTCCATTTCCTTTTCCGGGTTTTGGTTTTGAATTTGCCTTTCCGTGTATCATAAAAACGGTTTCTTTATCGTATAATCCGTATTCTTCTTCTTGTTCTTCCTGGTCTTCTTTATTCTGTATTTTTTCCTTCATATTTTTAAATTCATCTATTAAATAAAAATCACCTGAATCATTTTCCATACATTTTAATATTATTTTAACCTTTATATCATACGGTATTTCGTCAAATTTTAATAATCCTTTGTTTTTATAAGTTATAAGATAATAATGATTCATATTATGTCCCAACATTACATATAAACTCGGGTTCTTAACTGTCATTTTATCATCGTTTATTTGGGTACATAATAAGATATTTTCTACATCGCCGGAATCAAAATATTCTTCTGATAATATGATTACTTTTATATTCAACTTATACTCCAATACGCTTACTGCCCACGTATCTGCCCAAAAACGATTTGTTTCTATCATATTTTTCATATTATCTATGCTATCTATGTCTTCCATAAAACTAAACTCTCCTAATAATTCTGAGGTACTTTCCTTACTTGTCTTGTTTTCTCCGTATTGAGTGTGCAGCTGATTCGCCTCTTCTAATATACTATCACTTTGTTTTCGCTCTAATGTGCTTTCATGGCGTTTTTTTAATATAGTGTTTGTCTTTTTTTGTTCCTTCATTTTTATATCAAATCGCTCACTTTCCTCTTTAAGTGAATTATATATCATTTTATACTGGTCAACCAATTCCTGAGTCACTTCACTTGATACTATTTTGCGTAACTCCAATATCGTGTATGTTTTTCCCACCTTTTCAAATGCTTTTTGTATAGACGTAAAAAAACAATCCCCATCACCTGGTACATCTATAATCGAAAAATTATTATTTTTCATTGCATTTTCCACCCAACTATTTGTTCGGGACGTAACAAATTCATCTTGATTCGTTAATGCTATTTCTTTCGTCTCCTTTTCTAATGGTGTTCCACTATATAATAATTCTACACTTTCGGTTTTCTTTACACGAGGCAAATCTATTTCTGGGTTTTCCGTTTTATTAACCATATACACCATCTTCTTTTTTATAAATTCCAGTGTTGCAAAACTAAATAATATAATATTTCCGTTCTCTATCATAATGTCACCATCTTCATCCAATGAATTAATCATATTATTTGCTTCTATTTCAAATACGCCTATTTTTACTATTACTTTATCGTTATGAAATAAATATACGGGATAAAATATAACATTGAAATCCGTATAATTATGTTTTTCTTTTCCTAATACTATTTCAATATCTGTATCGTGTATTTCATAATCATACACCGAACTATTATACCCTATATCTTCTTCATCTACCTGGCGCGATTCCTTATATTGAATCTTATCTTTTAAGATTTGAGATGAAACCATTTCTAATATATTATAAGAAATTATAATATACCAATTGTACTAATTTATTTCAATAGAATCATAATATGATTTAATTACTTTTTCATAATCTTCATTATTATAATAATGATAATGAATTTTATCGTCCATTTTATTTAATTCCGTATCGCATATCTGGGAACAATATTGTACCTTATCCAATAATTTGGTTTTAAATAAATGATGCATCATATACATGTACAATACTGGACTACACGTAAATAAAAAACCATATACATATTTCATATATACATAATATGCATTATATGATTTATATTTTAAATATATTGAAAAAAATGTACACGCCACAAATGCATAATAATAATACGTAAATCTCTGTTTTTCGTAATTTATCATAAAATTATTTATCTTGTCGTTAATATTTATAGATTTTAATTGTCGTTTTTCATTATTAAACACCAATACTTCCATTATTTAATTAATGCTTATTGTGTTTAAATTATTTTAATAAGTTATTAAAATCTCACTTTTTCAAGTAATCTAACAAATCCAAATATTTGAATTTTGCACGACTTGAACAGCTAATATAATCCTTTATCTTTAACGTACTTAATATTTTTATATCGTTTAAAAATTCGTTATACACTTCCGTAGGCTTTAATATTTTATTACACAGTGTCATCAATATGTATATTATTTCAGCCATCTCCTCTACTACCGGTACATTATTCTCTTTATTCATTTCCTGATAAACAGATTTCAATAAATCATTCACATATTTTACTATTACGTCTATATTAATTAGCTCCAATATACATAAATTTGATAAAAATGATACTAAGGCTCTTCGTGTTTGTTTGTCTGCATTCATTTTACAGAATTCATCGTAATTTTCATCACACGATACCAACTTAAAGTTATAAATTAACTTATTATTCATTTCAAGACAAATGTTTAGTTTTTGCATAAAAATATCGTATTTGCTTACTAACTTTTTATATAATCGGGCAAAAATGTGGGAAAAACAACCATTCGATGATACTATTTTAAATATTACTTTTGACACCTCCTCGAACTTATCATCATTGTCTTCTATTTTATCTAATAGCTCAAATATTTCTATTTCTATTTTATCAAATGTTTTATCAGTTAATTTATTCATTAATAATTGAATTTCTCCAATGTATTGCTGAATTTCATTCTTTTTTTCAAATTTGGTCACTACAAAATTAGGATCGTAATCACGTTTATTATTTCGCTTATATGACTTATTTAATGTATCCGGAAACTGCTTATTTAAGAATTCTATGGTTGTTGTTACACCTACGTCCAGTGTAATGTCATAGTCTATGTTAAATTTGTCAATACTATACGATATCATGAGATTGTTTATACTTAATATAAATATAATAGATATTCAATTTTTATATTCGTCCTGTTTATTATTTTATTATACGTGAAATTACTATATGGAAGAACTTTTAAAACAGTATTTAAATTCACAACCTGATAAACAAGATACCTACACATTTTCACAAAAATTATTAATTGATGTTGAAAATAATTTTGAATTGCCCATACACTACTTAAATAATGATGAAACATTTTCTATTCACGATACTACTGTTAATGACCTTGAATTGTCTAATACTATTTACCCCGTTCTCTTTGACAATAAAAATGAGGTTTCAAATAAATTAATATCCAAATGGAATAAATTATATACAAATAATACTTCTTTTTTAAAAGATAGTCAACATATTATTAAAAATATTGGCCAAATCGAACAAGATACATTTATTAATACTTCTGAACTATGGGATGACATTAACAGTCCTTATTATTGTAGTAAATATGGGTTTATTAATTGGAGTTACTTAAATTTTTTAAATCACTCTACTTGTTTTTTAACATTGAGTACTTTGTCAAATATGTTATCACCCCTTATGTTTTTCATTATGCCTATTATATTTTTAGCAATACCCTTTGTTATACTCAAATTTCAAGGAATTTCTATTAATATGGATTCATATTTAAATATATTAAAACATATTGCGCGAAATCATTTCCTTGGTAAAGCCATTATGAACATTCAAAATGCATCTTTTTCAAATATTATTCAGTTAGGTGGTTACTCATTGATGTATATAATGCAAATATACAGTAACATTCAATCCTGTAAAAAATATTACAGTGATATTATTAATGTTAATAATCACATTAATACCATGAAAAAGCATATATGTTACATTAATGGACAGATTGATAAATTCAATGCCATCACTGTTAATTGTGATTCATACATACCTTTTACAACACACATGAAGGCTCATCAAGAGAAACTTCAAGAAATATATAACAAAATCAAAGATATAGAGAACTTTACCCCCAGTATTATGAAATTTGTAGACATTGGTAATGTTTTACAATGTTATTACAATATTTATGAAACCCCCGAGTATATTAATAGTCTAAGTTATTCAGTTGGGCTGTATGAATATTTCAATCACCTCAATAAATTGCATAATTTATATAATGAAAAGGTTATCAATGTTTCACATTTCAGTAAAGAAAATGTATGTAAACTGAATAATCAGGTATATCCTCCGCTTATAAATGAAAATGCCGTACCCAATACTTGTAATGTTAACAAAAATATGATTATTACTGGGTCAAATGCATCCGGAAAAACCACCATATTAAAGGCTACTACAATCAATATTATTTTAACCCAGCAGTTTGGTTTAGGCTTTTATAGTTCTTGCACTATTAATCCTTATACCCATATACACTCTTACTTGAATATACCTGATACATCCGAACGCGATAGTCTATTCCAAGCTGAATCAAGAAGATGTAAAGAAATTATTGAAACAATCGAGAACACAAAAGATAATTCCCGCCATTTCTGTATATTTGACGAATTATATTCAGGCACCAATCCAGATGAAGCTTCAAAATCCGGATACGCATTCTTGAAATATTTAGAACAATACAAGAATGTAAACTTTATGCTAACAACCCATTATAATTACATTTGTAAGAAATTTAAGTCATCCAATAACTGTATCAATTATAAAATGCAGACCACGGTTAACGAAGATGGTTCTCTACAATTTCATTATAAGATTAAAAAAGGTATTTCAAAAGTAAAGGGTGCAGTTAACATCTTAAAACAAATGGATTATCCCAAAGAAATTATTCATAATATAGAGAACCTATAATTTCTTCAAATATATAATTTGCTCTATGTTTGATGTTTTTGTAACATATACCCCCTTATTATACATGGGTTGCATCCCGATTAATTTAAAACTATGTTTTATACATTCTTTTAAAGTATCATCAATAAGACTGTATTTTGGACTACCGTAGTCACCAATTATATAGCACATCTTACCGCCATTGGCAAGTAATTTTGAACATAATTCTACGGTTTTACTCCAATATTTATCCAACCACGCTTCATAGGTTTTATATCGATTAACACTTTGATTCGCACCGGAATATTGTTCAAGTGTAAAATATGGAGGACTAAAAAAAATGGTATCAAAATATTTCGTATACGTTTTCATAAACAATTTATTTTTTAATAAATCCTCAGACGGAGTACAATATATTTCCGTGTTCTTTGATGGGTAGTTTTTATTTGCAAATTCCTGTGTTTTTTTACATACACTCGGTATTACATCGGTTCCTACGTACGTGGTAACATTATCACACTCTAAGAACCCATAACAATACGATGACCAACCCAACGTGGGTGTGAAAATCTTCTTTCCGTTTAATAAAGACCGGTTTATTGAATACACCAAATATGGATTCATTATTGAAGACCTAAAATAATATGAGGAGTAAACACTACCAATGCGCCCCTTATTTATATAATACCGCGCACTCGGCGTTAACAACTTATAATCAATTATATTCTTTTTATATAAATCCTTCAACATTACACCAAAACTCTTTGTATTTTTTATTCCCGGACGCGTTTTCTCCATTAGCTCGTCATAATGCATATTTCGTATGATATTTTTATATTGAACATTTCCATTGTTATTAAATGCGTTATTCGACATTGGATTATGTGTGATTTTCAATTCATACGGTTTCAATGATTTATTATAATAAGATGTTAAATAATCCAACTTATTAATTGCATCATAAATGTTCTTTACATCATCCAACTGTATTTTTTTTCGCTGTATATACTCTTGTATCGGTATTTGTGTTCCACCAACTACAACCACTGCATTTACCACGAAATCATTAAATGTTTGCTGGGTTCTCTTATATTTACTAATAAATGTTTTTTCTGAATACATAAACTATCAAAACATTTTATTATTTGGTTCTCCATAAATGTAATTTACCGTAAGAGTAGTACATTTCTTTATATTAAACACTAATATATATTGTATTAAATTTCATGTGGAAAGTCAAAACGAATTTTCAGAAATGGACATTTATAAATGTCCAATTATGATATATAGGATATACTTTTTTTGGAAGAAAATGAGTTTTTTCATTATGCAGTGAAATGCTTTAAATAGATAATTTTGAAAATATATTTATTATCGTAACCATTTTTAATTGTGCGACTTTCCGCGATTTTTTTTGTTCTATAAAGTATAGAACATTTAGAACAAATAATGTCGCAAGAAAAGTCGCAATCGATTAAATGTGAACATTGTGATTACAAATGCAGCAGAAAAAATGATTTTGCGCGTCATATATTGACTGCAAAACATATAAAAAATATAAATAGAACAGAAAAGTCGCAAGAAAAGTCGCAAGAAATGTTTAAATGTGAACATTGTGATTACAAATGCAGCAGAAAAAATGATTTTGTGCGTCATATATTGACTGCAAAACATATAAAAAATATAAATAGAACAGAAAAGTCGCAAGAAAAGTCGCAAGAAATGTTTAAATGTGAACATTGTGATTACAAATGCAGCAAAAAGAGTGATTGGGACAAACATATACGCACCAAAAAACATAAATATATTGTACAGGATGGACAACCCACATTTGTTGAACCCGATACATCAACCGGAAACGAATGGACGTGTGATTGTGGTAAAATATATAGGGCTCGTAACAGTTTATGGTATCATAAAACGAAATGTTCATATCAATACAATAATTTACCAAAGGATGACAACAGTATTGTAAAAAATTTAATGAAACAAAACGAACAGTTACATAAAATGATAATCATTCGTGATGAAGAACAAAAGAAAGAAAAAGAAGAACAAAAAAAAAGAGATGAAGAACAAAAAAAAAGAGATGAAGAGCAACAAAAAAGAGATGAAGAGCAACAAAAAAGAGATGAAAATAATATGAATAATATTGAAAACCTATCAAAGCAAATATCAAACATATCGTCAAATGTAACAAATAACACAACCAACACAACAAATAACAATAAGTTTAATTTGAATTTCTTTTTGAATACTCAATGTAAGGATGCAATGTCAATACAATCTTTTATGGAGAACTTACAATTAGGAGGTAAGGATTTGGAACACATGGGTGATGTTGGTTATTTAAATGGAATGATTGATATTTTCAATAATACATTAGGTAATATGGATATTTACAAACGACCCTTACATTGTACGGACCTAAAACGCGAGGTTCTATATTTTAAACAGGGAAATGATTGGGAAAAGGATAGTGACGATAAACAACACTTGAAAAAGCTCATTAAAAATGTAGAAACAAAGAACTATCACAATTTACAGGAATGGCAAAATGACCATCCTGATTCCCGAGAATGTGATACACGGGAGAACCAACACTATATGAAAATAGCAACAGAAGCCCTTGGTGGGTCCGATTTTAACAAGGATTCCATTTATTTATCAAAAATAATGAAACATATATTAAAAGATGCTATTGTGAAACCACAATAGGATTCAAATTACATTTATAGGTTCTCCATAAATGTAATTTACCGTAAGAGTAGTATGTTTCTTTATATTAAACACTAATATATATTGTATTAAACTTCATGTGGAAAGTCAA